GCGCGGGTCATGGCGCGGGCTTTGGCGTCCCATGTGGCTTTGTCGTAGCGGGGATCGGAGAGGACGAACTTCTCCAGCGCGGCGATGCTGAGGGCTCCCATGTCTTTCTGCATGGCGCTGATCTCTTCGGAGCTGAGGCGGACCTTGACGCCTTCGAGGGTGAACTCCGGTTTGACCTGGTTGGGGATGGCTCCGGTCTCGGCGGTGTATTTGTAAACCTGGCTCATCTCCGTGAGCGCTGGGCTGCCTTTGATGTAGGAGACCATCGAGGGGTTGAAGAGGACATTGAAGAGCGTGTTGCTGTCCTTGGCCCACCGCTCGACGGGTTGCCCGGCGATGTCGTATTTCGGCGGGAGGGTTTGGCTTTGGCCGGGGAGCTGGGCTTTGAGTTCGTTGATGAATTGGCGAGCCGGGGAGCTGTCGCGGGTTTCGCGGGCGGCGTTGTCGGTCAGTTGCATCCATTGCCGGGCGGCGGTGGGGATGAAGGTGCCGGGAGCGTCGGCGGCGGTTTTGAGGAGAGCACCGGGGATGTTGTCGTAGCCGACATCGCGGGCGAATTGATTAAGGCCGGTGAGGAGGGGTTGTTCGACCAGGGAGTTCATGGCTCCGGTAGCTGCGCCGCCTGCGTAGGCGAGCCAGTTGAGGCCGGTTGCGGCGAGGCTTTGCTTCTTGCCTGCGAGGATGTCTTGCTTGATGGCCTCTTGATTCTCTCGGGAGTAGGCACCCATGGCGACGCCGATGGAGAGGGGTTGCGCCCAATCGTAGCCGATTACCATGTCGTCGCGCTGCTGTTTCTGCGGGGTCCAGAAATTGCCGGTCATGAGGGCGCGTTTGAGGGCGCTGGTGTTGAGTTTGTAGGCTCCCCATCCGGTGGCGCGGTTGAGGTTTCGCTTGTCTTCGTCCTTGGCGTCGCTGCCAGCGGAGATGATCCCGAGGTGGGCGAGCCAGTAGCCGGTGGCGACGAGGCCGGTGGTGCCGACGAGGGCGCGGGAGAAAGAGTCGGTGAAGGCTTTCTGGTCGAACTCGCGGGAGCTGGAGAGCATCGGCGCGAGGCTTTGGTAGGCGGTATTGATGAATCCAAGCGGGGAAAATTCCACGGCGCGGGTGAGGATCGAGCCAGGGACTTGGGTAAATTTCATCAGTAGGGAGCCGATGCCCCAGCGTTGATTGAAATTAAGGACGCGGCGGAGTCCGCCCAGTGTGCGGCTGGCGGCGTTATCGTCCTGGTAAATGGCGCGGCCAGCATCCATGCGGGCGGCTGTCACCATGTCAGTATCAGGGGCGAGCATGGGGTTGCCACTGGCGGCGGCAGCTTTCATGCGGGTGTCGAGGCTGGCGCGGAAGGCGGATTCGTAGAAACCCCGGTCGGTGATAGAAAGGGCGAGGCCAAGAGTGGATTCCAGTTGGCGGAGGACCGGGGCGGTAAAGGTGGGGCCGCTGAGGGCGGAGATGTCGGAGGAGTTGTATTTGCCCGAGGATTGCAGGCGGCCGAGGCGGACGAGGGTATCGACACCCTCGGCGATGCTTCCGATGCGGCCACGGCCTTCGGAGCGGGCGAAGTCGTAGCCTGCTTTGATGTCCCCTACCCCGGCTCCGAGGCCCATGAGGCGTTCACCGAGTGAAAGGCCGGTGCGGGTGCGCTCGCCGGTTCCCAGGGAAACCAAGGCATCCATCGGCACAGAGACGGTATCGGCGGCGAGGTCGGCCCCGGCCATGAGAGCGTTGCCAACTACATTTCGGATCACCGTTTTGGGGTTCAGTAGCATGGCGATGGTCTGAATGGTGTCCACTTTGTCGAGGAAGCCCGGCGGCATGAAGTCGCGGTAAACGACATCGAGGGCTTCGGCGGCTTTGACGAGCTTGATGCGAGGGTCGGTGGCTTTCTCGTGCTGGGCGAGGATGCGGCGGACCTTGGCGCTGTGCTCGGCGCTCCAATGCGGGATGCCAAGCATCTTGGCCATGCCTGCGTGGAGGCTGGCATCGGTGAGCTTGCCTTCGCGGTTGAGGCGGATGAGGGAGCCGAGCTTGGATTTATCCAGGCGGCGGTCGGAATCGGCGGTGGCGAGGAGGTCTTGGAGGACTTTGGCGCGGGTGTCCTGTGTGGTCTTGAGGAAGTCGCGGACGATGCTGCCGGAGATGCGGGCGGCTCCTTTGTCGGAGAGACCTTGGCCGGTGAGGATGGATGAGGTTGCGGCTTGAGCGGCGAGAGGCGTAGGTGCGCCGAGGATCGCTTCGCGGATGGCGATGTTCACCTGCACGGCATCGACTCCGGCGGGGAGCGAGGATTTGATGAGGTCTTTATTGCCGACGATGGCTGCGGTAGTGGAGTCGCGGCGGAGCTTGTCCACTTCGCCTTGCAACTGCCCGGCCTCGGTGATCTTGGCTTGGATATCGGCCTTCTGCTTGTCGGTCTTGGCGGGCTTGGTGGCGGCGGCTTGGAGTTGGCTCTGGGCGAATAGCTCGATGCCTTGCGGGCCGAGGCGGCCAATCATCGAGAGGGCTTGGATGGCGCGGCCTTGGTCGGTGGCGCGGGTGGCCATCATGTTGGCGATGGAGGCGGCATCGGCATGGCGGTTTCGGTTTTGGAGTTGCCCCATGAGTTCCATGCCGGTGGCGTAATCCTCGGCGGTGGGCTGCCAGCCTTCGATGGCGGGCTTGCCCATGAGATCGGTGAAAGCGGTGTCGATGCTGCCTGCCGAGTCGATGCGGGCGCGGGCGTTGGCGAGGGTTTGGGCATTCGAGACAGGATCGTAGTCCAGTGAGGTGAGGCGGGCTTTGACTTCGGGCGCAACCCCAGGGGCGGCTTGGAGGGATTGGCCGAACTTGCGGGGCTTGGGGCCAGTGCCAGGAGAAATGTTTACGCTGCCACGCTCGCGGGCTTGAGGGAGGTATTGCCCGCCGGAGACGGCTTGCCAGAGAGAAGAGAGGACATCGCGGATGGTTTCCCCAAACTTCTGCACCATGCGTCCAGACCATGCGGCGAAATCCATGCCCGTTTGGTAGATGCTCTGGCCGAAATCCTGCACCACGCCGAAGTCGATGTATCCGGCCTCGCCTTTGCGCTTCATGTTCTCTGCCATGAGGTCGGAGAACGGGCGAGGGGCGGTGGCGGCGGGGGTAGTCTCAACGGCGGTCGAAGGGGAAAGATCAGAAAGGCTTTTTAGTATTGCAGTTGATCTTATTTTTATCCCTTTATCGCGTTTATTTTTAGATGCCGCTAAGGTGCGAAGGTGCTCTACAACAGAATTACCCTCTGGAGTGTATTGGAGATACTGGATAGCCTCTGCTGTTGTTTCTTCTGAAATTTTTGTTCCCGCTGGATTATCCAACCGTTGAATTGCCGACTCTAACAGATTGAGTTCTGATAAATTAACCCCGCCTTCAACAGCTTGGTTAATTATTTGCATTCCAGTTGAGGTTCGTTCCAATTTTGGAGCAACTATTGGCGCGGCACTTACCTCAGGCTGCATCGAAACAGATGCCCCCTCCCCGGCGATCAATTCGGGTGAGCCTGTTGGTTCAGGCGCTGTGAGTGTGCTTGCTGCGGGAGCAGAGGCCGTTGGGGGAATGTCGGAAACCGAAGCGGGCGCAGGGTTAACCTGTGGGTTAACTGCGGCAGGCGGGGCGAAGGTCGATACCTCGGTTGGCGGGGCGAAGGTCGAGCCAAAGGTTTCGTCGAGGGCGGCTTGGTCGATGGCGATCTGAGGGGCGCGGACTTGGCCGAGGGTGCGGGGCGCGGAGGTATCATTTGATACCTGGCTGGGCGCGGGGGAGGAAATGGGGGTGAAGTTTTGGGGGACTTCGGCGGGGGCGGGCTGGGCGATGGGAGCGGATGACGGAGGGGCCGTCGGGGACGACGGCGTTCCCACGGGGGCGGGCTGGCTGGCGGCGGCGGCGCGTCCGGCGGCGATCTCGATGGCGGCGGGGCCGACTTCACCGAGGACTTCGCCGAAGACGGCTTTGGGGTTTACTGGATCACCGGCGGCGAGGGAACCGCTGATTTCTCCACCTGCTCCGAGCCCTCCTTGGATGACTCCTTCTGTCGCGGCGAGGCGGACAGGGGTCTTGGCGGCGGCGCGGAAGACGGAGCCGACTCGCCCGGCGATGCCTGCGGAGAGGGCGTCGAAGGCGGCGACGGGAACTCCTCGCTTGAGGGCGGCGTCTTTGGCTTCGGCCATGAGCGTTTCGTTGCTGAAAAATTGGGCGATGCTCTCGGGATTTTTGGGATTCATCCCGGCGGTCTGCAATTCTTCGAGGATTTTGCTGCCGTATTCTGTGGCAAAGGAACCGGCGGCTGTGCCTCCGACCATGCCTGCGGTGAAGCCTCCGCCTGCACCGATGACATTGCCAGCACCGGGCACGACCGATCCGGCGGCTCCGGCCACGGCGGCGGTGGTGGCTCCGGTGGCGAGGCCGCTTGCGAGGGCGGGCCAGCTTCCGGCGAGTCCTTCGGTGATGATATTTGCCGAGACCTCGAAGGGATTTTTGGCAAAGGCTTTTACGGCATCCCAACCTTCGGCTTGCTGGTAGGCGGCGTAGCCTGGGGCGACGCGGCGGGCGGCTTTGTTGTATTCGATGCGGGCGAGTTGCGCGGCGTCGTTCTCATCTAGACCATCGGTGGCCATGAGGGCTTGGCGAGCGGAGTCGAAAGCATTTTGCGCGGCGTTGGCTATGCCTTGGAGGGTGCCGACTTCTTTTGGGGATTCTTCGACGAGCATCTCGCCAGCGGCCATGATGCGCAGATTTTCAAGCTGCTTGGCAGCGGCGGCATTTGCCTCGGGGGAGACGGCTTGGGCGCGGCGGATGGTGACGGTGCCGTCGGCATTCACCGGGGCGGCTCCGAGTTGGACTTTCTCGTATTCGGGGAGACCGAGGATTTCGCCGAGGGCGGCGGCTTGGGAACGGCGTGCGCCTTCCTGTGGGTCGCGGTAGTCGAGGACTCCCAGGGCATCGGCGAGTTCGGGCGTGGCGATGGGGAGGCGGTCGTCGGGCGTGGTGGCCTCGGCGACGGCTTGCTGGGTGGCGGCTTGGGCTTGCTGGTCGGCAAACAAAGAATCGAGCAAGGGATTTCTCGGCAAGGTGGCCGGGGTCGCGGGCGATTCCATTTCACTATCGACCTCCTCGAAGGGAGCAAGCGCGGCTGTTTGTTCGCCAGGGAAAGTGATCTCGTCTCCAGACAAAGGCTCCGCTTCGGGGAGCGCCGTAGCGAAGTCGATCATGCGGGCACCCGCCTCCGGCGTCGGTGCGGCGGCAGGATCAGGAAATGCGGGGTCGCTGGCGGAGCGATCCGCAAGAAGAGCGTCGAGGAGGGGATTGGCCATAGGGCTATTTTACTGCCCCATCCAAATGCCTTGATTCTGCGGCGGGTAAACGGAGCGCACAGCCCAATCGCCGTATCGCTGCCCGAGCTTGGCCTTGATGGCGTCGTCGGTGAAACCAGCCTGCTTGGCCTCAGCAACCATGCTGCGGATGGATTCGGAGTTCATCTTCATCGGAGCATTAGCCTTAGCGGCGGCAGTCGCGGCGGCTTTGCCTGCATAGGCATTTCCGAGAGCGGCGTAGGTAGCTTCGGCTTTTTGAATATCCAATTTATTCTCGGCGAGTTTGCCGACTACGGTCAGAGCGCCGATAAGCTTATCAGGGTCTTTCGCGTATTTCTGTTCCATGCCCCCGAGCATATTGAGGTCGAGCCCGAGAGCGCCTGCGTTCTCCTTGTAGGTGTCGAGCATCCCGGCAGCAGTGTCGTATTTGATGGCGTTCTCTCGGGCTTTGGTCATGCCTCCGGCAATACTGGACCCCATAGATTCGAGGCCTTCGCCGATGGATTGGCCGAAGTTCTGCATTCCTTGGGCGCGGGTGTTGGCGGCGTTGGCGGTGTATTGTCCGAGGATTTCGCCGGAGCGGTCGTTGACGGTGGGGGCGTAGGGCATATTAGGTTGGGAGGTTTTGGGATTGGCGGGCTTCTAAGCAGAGTGGGCTTCCGGGGACAAATGCTCGGCAGGCGTGCGGACGGTGTTGGTAAATTGCGCAGGCGACTCCTCGGCCCACCTCGCCACGGAGGGCGATGCAGCGGCCGCAGGGGTCGGTCTTGAGCAAGGGGTAGTCGGTGCGGAGGTAGGCGGCAGGGATGCCGGTGGCGTCGGAGCGATCTCGGCGGAGCACGGGCCAGCTCCGCTTGTGGGAGCAGCAGGCTCCGCAGGATTGGCAGTCGTATTCCATATAGGCTTAAATCCGAGGTCGGGGAAAACGATGTCTTCGTAGGGGGCGAGGTGACTGATGTTGCTGATGCGAGCTTTGAGCTTGGGGCAATCCACATGCGGGCCTTGGTGGCGGTCCACGCAGTTGAAGCAGACGGGGTAGAAGTCGGCGTTGAGGGATTTGTCGGGGTTGTTGACCCAACCGGCTTCGGTCTTGATGTAGCGGGTGGGGTCTGGCGTCACGCCGTGGTCTTCGAGGTAGGTGTAGATGTCCGTGTCGCTCCAATCGCGCATCGGGTAGAGGCTCACGGGGCCGCCGGGGACATTGCGGATGTCGAGCGCGAGAGGGACATGGCCTTTGATGAGGTCGGTGTCTTCGTATTTGGTTCCGATATACACGGCTTCCCATGGCCAGTTGAAGTTGCCGGTGGGGCGTTGCAGGAAATCGGTGACGCCGCAGAGGAATCTTTCGCTGGGCTTGGGGCGCTCGGTGCCGAGGCTCATCACGACAGCGGTCTCGCCCCATTGGTAATACTTGAGCATGTCGAAACGCATGGTGCCATTTTCCACATCAGGCCCATCGGCGATGGCCATGCGGGTCGGCGGGTAATCGTAAATGGTGAGGCCCCATTCTTTGATGAGGCGGTCGCTGTAGGCGTAACGCTCGCGGAGCTTGGGCTCGCGGTATTGCACGACAGGTAGGTCGATGCCGCAGTAGTGCAGGAGCACATGGAGCATGGCGGTGCTGTCCTTCCCGCCGCTCCAAAGCACGGCGGCGTTGGGCCATCGGGTGTGCCAGGCGTGGATGCGGTCAACGGTGTTGGCGATGAGTTCCTGCATATTTAGATGATAACAGCTCCCCCAATCATTCCCCCCGCTGCCAGCGCCCCGCCGCCGATACTGCCAAACATGCCCATCATTCCGGCATCGCGGGAGGCTCCGGCTTGGATTCCGGCACCGCGCAGGGCGGCTTGGTTGTTTTGGAAGCTGTTGTAGATCGACGCCTGCATGTTGGTGTTGGTGTTGAAGAGGTCGGAGCCGTAGTTCATGGTCTGGCCGTAGGCTTGGCCGATCATGTTGGCGGCGTTTCCCTGGGATGCGATGGGGATGTTGGATCCGAGGGCGCGTTGGTAGGGGTCGAGGGCGACATTGGCCTGGGCGAGGCCGAGGTTGTTGGCGTATTGGTTTTGCGCGATGCCTGCCTGCTGGCCGTAGAGACTGCCGAGCATGCTTTGCTGGCCTTGGAATTGGTTGAAGTTCTGGCTGGCGACGCCTTGCAGGAAATTTTGGTTCGCGTAGTTGGCGTTGTAGTTGGCCGATTGGTTCGCCTGCTGCGCGGCGAGGTTTTGGCTGCTGTTGTATTGGGCGGCGTTGAGGTTGGCCGATTGGTTGGCGAGGTTGGCCTGCTGTGCGTAGCCTGCATCGGCCATGGCGCGTTGTTGGGATGCGTCGTAGGACGCGCCAATAGCGGTTTGCTGCAGGCGGGCCTGCTCGGCGGCTTGGGAGAGTCCGGCTTGCTGGTTTGCCAAGGAGGCTTGAAGCCCGCCCTGCTGCGCAAATTCAAGGGCTCGGGCGTTGGCGGCTTGGTTGGCTTGCTGTGCCTGGAGACCGGCAGATTGGTTGGCGAGACGGCTTTGCTGTAAGAGCTGGGCGTTTGTTTGGCCGAGATTAAGACCGGCGGATTGGTTTGCCAGAGCGGCTCGAAGTGAGGCGTCTTGGTTTGCCAGGGCTGCGGCTTGGGAAAATTGAGCGTCCTGACTTGCGCTTTGGAAACCCAAACTTTGGTTGGAAAGACCGGCCTGTTGTGCGTAACCGGCCTCGGCGAGCACTCGCTGCTGCTCGTTTTGGTTGGTGGTAAGGTTGGCCTGCTGCTGGAGCTGGGCTTGCTGGAGGGCGCGATTTGCGGCGACGGATTGGTTGGCGAGCCCTGCTTGGAGTGAGCGGCCGACATTGCTTTCTTGGCGGCCCATGTAGGCTTGGTTGGCGGCTTGCTGGACGGCGGTGCCTTGTCCAAGGACATTGCCAGCGAAGGTGCGGCGTTCGTTTTCCCTGGCAGTGCCGAAGCGGTCACGGTTGAGGAGTTCGGCGGCCATCGCGGATTGGCCGAGGCCAAGGCCACGGGCAGAGGATGCGGCGCGGGAGGATTGGATGGCGTCGCGACTTTGCTCGGCGGAGAGGGACCGGCCGAGGGCGAGGTCGTTGCTGGCTTGATCGCGGAGTTGCCCGTAGAGGCCATTGCCTCGGGCTTCGTCCATCAGGCCACGCTCGGCGGCACTGGCGCGGATGTCGCGGGATGCGACATCCTGTGTGCGGCGGATGCGAGCGGCTTGCATGGGGTCCACCGAGGATACCTGTGTGCCTCCGACACGCTCGATGCCTCCGGTGCTGGCGGCGTTTATTTGCTGGGCGTTGACATCGGCTACGGCCCCCGCTTGAGCGGCGCGGATGCGTTGGGCGCGGATTTGGTCAGGCGTGTAGCCTGCTGGGCCTTGGACATCGGCAACTTGGCCGAGGCGGGCGTAGTCCATCTGGCCCACATTAGCAACGCGAGAGCCGGTCACTTGGTCGGCGGCGACATTCTGGGAGGAAATCTGGTCGGGCCGGTAGAGCTGCCCCATGGCCATCTGGTTCAGCCGGGCTTGGGCGGGGTCGTTGTAGGCGGCTACGCGGTCGGCAGTCTGGCCGACTTGGTTGTAGCTCTGGCCGAGCTGGGCGGCAGAGGTTCCGGCGTCGCGGATGTTTTGATTGGCGGCGGCTGTGTAGGTGCTGTCTTCGAGCCTTTGGGCGATGTCGCCGGTGCTTTCGATGGCTTGGTCGCTGAGGCGGCCTGCGGTATCGACAATGGTGTTCGCTTGATCTTGGGCGATTTGGCCGCTGGCGGTTCGGATGGCTGATAACTCATTGCCAAAATCTCGCGTGCGGGGGGCGCGGCGGGGGTTTACAGACATGCCGGTGCGGAGCGGGTCGCCACTCATGCCGCCGCCAGACATCGCTCCGCCAGACATGGCTGACCCGGTTGACCCTGTTGACATGGCGCTATTGCCAGACATTCCGCCGCCGCCGCTGTTGCTCATGTTCATTGCCATAGGATTATTCCTTTTCTAAAAAGTGTTTGGCGTTTTCTGCGCCGTAGTTGAGGGTGATCTCTTCGCCTGGGGCGATGTCGCGCAGGGCGTAGTGCCGCATGAGTTCGTTTACCTGGTCGATCTCGTGGGAGGCATTGGGGGTGTCGTGGTGATTGTAGAGCGGCGCGAGGCCGAAACCGATGATGCTGGTCGCGTCGTCGAGGTAGTAGCTGTAAGTCTCACAGGCCGGGGCTTTTGCAAGTTGCTTCTTGGGCACGCAGGCGTAGGGGGCCTCCTCCAGCACTTCGTGCTTGGCGATGGGAGCCGTGGCAAAGACGCCCCACCGGTGCAACGGAGACCGGCGCACGGCGAGCTTGTTCGCGTGGTAGGGCTCGGGGCGGAGCATGGTGGGAGCGGTGGTCATGGTTTAGACAACAACACGAAGCTCGCCAGTTGCGGTTTTATACACATCATCAATAGTTAGTCCGCCAGATATTGCTGTCGAATTATTTGCAAAAGTTGGAAGGTTTTGAAAGCCTACTCTGCCATTGATCTGTAGTTTTCTTCCATGAGACGGGGCTGTGTGTATCCCTAACCCTCCGGACCCAATGAATGTATATCCATCAGGATTTACATCGTTTATATAAACATGTGAAGCAGATCTTCCTCCACGAATGTATGTATGCTCATCAGCTCCATTATGGAAAAAACTAGTTTCTTGTGAGCCTGCAAATTGCGCTGAACCCCAAATGTTTGCTCCTCTAACAACATGAAGCCTTGCTTCAGGAGTTCCTGTTGCAATTCCAACACTTCCGGTTCCGGGATTGAGGATGATATTTCCATTGTTGCTTGTTTCAAGGTATCCGCCATTTCCAGTTGTTCCTATGCGAAGGTCGTTATCGTCTGAATTTGGGACTTTCAAATCAATAAAAGCATACCCATTCCCCCCGACTTCTATTGCTGCGTTTCCAGAGGGATTAGTCACATTGAGAGTGCTTGTATTTACAACTGAGGAATTTATTGTTTGAGCACTAAAATCGCCATTCCCATTCCTGGCGACGATAGCGTTGGCTGAGTTTTCGCTGGTAGCCGTGGTGCGGGCGTTAGAAAGCGTGCCGCTGGTAATGTTGGAAGCGTCGTGCGTGTGCGTGGTCGGTGTCCTCGCATCGGACAGGCGCGAGTCAGTCGTGATAACTGCCGTGCCGGTGATGGCGCTTGGCGCGATGCCGCTGGCAGGCGCATAGCTCCCAGCCACTTGCTTGCCTGCCAACAAAGTATTCATCTCTGTCTCGGTGTAGTAGCGGTCATCATGCGTGTGGCCAGAAACAGGCAGGCCCGAGAGTTTTGTGTCGATCTCCGTCTCGGTGTAGTAGCGGTCGTCGTGTGTATGCGAGGTCGGAGTCCTGGCATCCGATAGACGGGAGTCTGTCGTGATGACTGCCGTTCCCGTGATGGAACTTGGCGCGATGCCGCTGGCAGGTGCATAGCTTCCAGACGCTTGCTTGCCTGCCAACAGAGTATTCATCTCCGACTCTGTGTAGTAACGGTCGTCGTGGTTGTGGCTTGCAGCCGCTTTGCCGTCGAGCGCCGTCTGTAAGCCAGTGGTATCCGAAATAGCGTGCTGGTGTATGGACGCCGCTTTCCCAGCCAGGTCGGTGGTGAGATTGGTTACGGCAGATTGCGCGACTTTGTTTGCCGTGGAAATGGTGGCAAGTTTCGTGTCAGCGATGGCCGCACCGGCGGCGATGTCGGCGTTGGTGATGTTGGCGATAGTGGCCGAATCGACGAGTTGGTGGATTTTCTCGGGGGTGACGAGTTCGCCGTTTACGAAGGTTTTGCCTTTGGAAAGAGTAGCCATGTTAGGAAGTGGTGCGGGTTTCGGTGGGGTCGGAGGCCGAGCGCGTAGCCTCGGCAGAGATTTGGCGCAGGGTCGGGCGGCCTGTGAGCGTTTGGTATTCGAGGTCGAGGCCGGTCGCCTTCGTGCGGAGGGGGGCTTTGAGCGTGTAGTCTTCTTGCTCGCCCGAGGTATTGGCTAGGGTGGCGACTTGGAAATCCGCGTCGTAGTCGGTGGTGATGGCGCGGAGTTCGCAGGAGGCTTCGGCGGGGAGCAGGAGGGAGGCTTTGGCGCGGGTGAGCCGCTTGGTGTTGAGGCTGCCCCATCCGTAGCGGCGCGTCAGGAGATAGCCGGGGATGTCGGTGGAGAGGTCTTGGGTGTTTGAAAAAGGCACATCGTCGCCGTAGTCCAGCTCATCGAGCAGGAAGAGCGTTCCGGCGCGGCTGGCTGCAAAGAGGCGGCGTTGGCTGGAGTAGGTGGCGACCAGTAGCTCGTCGAGGTTGATTGCGTAGGTGTCGCGGCTTTCCCATTGCGAGTTCAGGGCGTTCCACAAGAAAAGGGTGTTGTTGGCCGTGGCGTTCTCGCCGATTGGGACCGCGAGGTAATAGCGGTTGTTCCACCAACGGCCTACGGCGAGGTGCGCGTAGTCGCTGTTGATCTCGTCGATCTGGTCGGCGATGGGGTCCGAGAGCGGCTGGGTGTTGGCGCGGAGCTTGAGGTCGAGCTGGGTATCGAGGCGGTAAACTCCGGCATCGGAGAGGAAAAACACAAATTGACCTGCCGTCTGGATCGAGCGGCGGGCTACGCAGCCGATCTCGTCAGTCAGGAGCGTTAGCTTGGAAATGGCAGAGTCCACCGCGAAATCTGTGCCGGTCGCGTTGCTCGTGTCAGTGAGATTGGCAATCCAGATCGAATTGCGCAGGAAGACCAGTGCTTGGCCTTCGACCCATGGGTGAATGGCGACGAGGTAGTCGTTCGAGCCCTGGTTGGCGCGAAAGCTCTGGAAAAACGGGTCGTAGAGGTCGGGGTCGAGAACATCGGATATGGCCACGGCATCGCGGCCATCAGGAATCCAGAGTCTGTTTCCGATATAGCTGGCCCAGCCGGTGGAGCGCAGGGTCTTGAAGGTCACGCCTGCGGCGGGGACTCCCGCATCGGCCCGCACAAACTCACTCAAAGAACCATCCCACCACAGCGGCGGCTTGACACGGCGGATTGCGATGTCGGCGGCGACATCGGGCGCTGTGCCAGCGGGCACGGCGATGGTGAAGGCATTGGCCGTCGCGGCGAGGATGTCGAACTCATGGCCTTGGAAAGCCGCTTGGCTGCCCTCCTCGATCCGCACCCGCATCCCGGCGACATAGCCGTGAGCGGTGATGTGGACCGTGGCCGTTGTCCCCGAGACCGCGATGCCAGAGGCGGTGGTGTATTGCCAATCCCAGCCCGGCACGCTCATATCGGCCTCGCGGAGAATGTAAAATCGGTTGAAAGCCTGCACGGTCGAAACCGTATCGCTCAATTCGATCACCTCATCCGCCGCCGTGCCGTTGTTGGGGTATTGGATTTCGACAATCGGCTCATCTTGCCGATAAAGAAACGCCGAGGTCGGCCCGCACAGGACAATGTATTCGCTCGCATCGAAATAATTCGGCGAGGAAAAGGTTCCCGAAGCGCGGATACCGCCCTCGTAAATCGTTTCGATGATGGCCGAATTATCAATCAAAAACGGCATGACCATTGGCTGGGTGCCCGCCGCGATCCCGTCGCCGAGTCGCTTCGCGCCTTTGCGTGTCTGCGCGACGCCTCGGTCGAGTCGCATGTTTTCGGCGTATTGGACCATGCCCGGCTGGAGTTGCAGCGGGTTGAGGCGGGAGGCCATGCCGAGGAATCCGGCATCGCCTTCGACTATGGTGGCGTCATCGGGCATCTACCTTTTATTGTGCGGATGGTTGTCAAGGAGGGCGCGGATGGCTTTGGCGCTGATGCGCGGCTCGCCTTTGAATCGCATCAGGTCTGCAAGTTGGCTGGGGGTCTTGCCGCGATGGCGGGCGAGGACGGCTTGCACCCGGTCGAGCAAATGGGCCGGAATGCCTGCGATGGCTTGGGGCGAGGATTTGGCGGGCTTTGGGGTGCCGGGCTCGATGATGCGGTAGCAGGTGACTTGCACGGGGCGCATGGTGGCGGCGTCCCAATCGCTGAATTTTTTGGTCTCGATGTCGCGGGCTTCTATGGCGTCGCGCAGGAGGTCGTGGACATTGCGCTCGGGGCAGCCGAGTTGGCGGGCGGCTTGCTGGCGGGTGAGCCATCCTTGGTTTGCGGGGATGCCGTATTTGAGGGCTTTGTGCTTGAGTGCGATGGCGGCGAGTTTGTTCATGCGGACTTGGGTTTGAGGAGGAGACTGGCGTAGCTGGTGCCTTCGTTGATGGTGACATTCACCATCTGGAAGTTGCCGGTCTTTTTGCTGATGAATCGGACGAGGTAGCCATGCGTCCACTCGGTGGGGCGGGTGTTGGCGTAGAGGGGCTGGCGTTTGCACAGGCAGCCGGGGTTCCATGCGCTAATGAGGCCGACGCCGGGGAGGTGCATGGGCTTGTAGGCGGCGCGGTGTGTGTCGAAGAAAACGATATTCGCAGCGGCCTTGGCCATGGCTTGTCCGGCTGCATCGCGGGCATTTGAGATTTTGTGAACGAAAAACGCCTTGTCGATTTTGACCCAGCCTGGCGTGTCGCAATCGCCGTGGGTTTTGCCCTGGTGATAATAGCGGATGCCTCGGTCTTTGAGCCGGAGGACATGCTCGGGGCAGAAGGTGCGGCGAAGCAGGTCGGTGTCTTTGTGGTGAGCGAGGCGTTGGGTGAGAGCCCATCTCTCGACGCGCCATTCGTGGTTTCCCTCGATGTAGTGGCATTCGGAGGGCGAGGCGGCGGCGAGGATTTGGTCGAGCAGGGAATTGCTGACGGCGATGTCGTCCTCGTAGGAATCCTCGGTCTCGGCGACATAGCCGAGCGTGTGGTGTTCGGCGAGGAAGCCGCCGCAGTCGATGAAATCGCCGCCGATGATGAGTCGGTCGGGGTTGAGGGATTTGAGATCACCGAGGAAAGCAGCCATCGCGGCGGGGTCGTGTTTGTTGCCGTGGACATCGGAGAAAATGACTTCGATGATGTCGCCGGTTCCGGCCTTCGATGTGGCGGGCGTGACCTTGCGCGGGGCTTTGGTGAAACGCGAACGCTCCAGAGCCTTGATCGTTTCGGCGTGGGCGCGGCGCTCGGCTTCGAGCTGGGCGCGGGCTTGGGCTGCTTCGTTCTGCGCGGCGGTGACTTGGCTGGCGTGAACGATGTTTTGCAGTTTGTTGGTTTTCATTCTTCGTCCTCCTCGTCTTCGTCTGGCTCGTAGGGCCAGAGCATGTCTTCGGCTTCGCGGCAAAGAGATTTTGCTGCGTAGTCGTTGCCATACTTTATGTCCATGTAGTAGGTCGTGCCTTCGTCCTCCCAACTCACCACGGCAATGCCGACATCGAAATGCTCGGCAAGCAAGGAGCGCACCTGGAGCATGATGGCTTCGCGGTCTTTCGGTGGGGAGGTTTTGGGTTTGCGGAGACGGCTCATGCTTCCTCCTCGACGAGCAGGTAGGGGATGGTTTTCTGATTGGCGCGGTCCATCTCGGAGTAGACCAGGGCGACGAACGCGGGCCATTGGCTGGGGTGGATCGTCTGGCAGCCTTCGCTGCTGGTGGTGCGGGTGCCGCCCTTGTGAATGTTGATTGCGATGCCCATCGAGTCGCCTGTCTCGTCGCGGGTCACGGGGAGTTGTTCGCCAGGCGTGGCGGGGCGGAGGGCGGGGTAGCCGCCGCCGGGTTTTGAGAGGCCATGCTTGCCCTTGCGGTAGCGATGAACGCCGGGTTTCAAAACGGCGATGCCTTGGCGCTTCACGCTCGGATCGGTGTTGGCGTTGAAGGTGGCGTAGGCGTTTGGCGAGACGAGGAAAATGGCGTCGTCATAGATGCCTCGGTCGTTCTCTCCCGGCTTGCCCATGGTGTCTCGGTAGTAGCCGCGAATGCCCACTAGCGCGACCTCATCGGCGACGCGAGCTTTTGTCAGCAGGGCTTGCGTCTTCGACTTGGCTTGTTGTGGACGGCTCGGGGGGAGCATGGGGAGTTTTAGGTTTTAAGTTTTAAGTTTTAAGTTCTCCCTCTGTGCTCTCTGTGTCCTCTGTGGTTATTTATCCTTGAGGGCGGGCAGCTCGGGGAGGGTGTAAGAAAACCTGCCGTAGTCGGTTTCGAGCGAGACGCCGAGGGTGCTGCAGCCGGTCAAAAATGAGATGCAGAGAAAGATGTAGCCGAGCAGCAGGCCGGTGGCGGCGATCTGGGCGGGCGAGGTCATTTCTCGTCGCGGAAAACCTCGTAGGCTCCCACGAGCGCGATGACAACCGCACTGATGGCCGAAAATTGGTCGGGACTGACTTGCCAACCGGTGAGGGCTACGAGCGAGGCGATGCCAGCCCAGGTAGATCTTTGCTTTAAGTGCGAGAGGAATTTGTTCATAGGGGGGAGGGAGGGGTTATTTCTTTTGAAAGTCTCGCCAGACTTTGAGCAGGGCGATGAGCCCCGCCAGCAGGCCGATTCCGGCGCTGGCGAGGCGCGTCCATGCTTCGAGGTGGGGCAACATGCTATACGCGGCCCCGCCCACCCCGGCGGCAGCGCCGAGGATTCCGGTGAGAGCGGTTTTGAGCGTGGCGAGCTGGTCTTGCATTTTAGCTGAGGGCGGCGGCGAGCTGCGCTCCGGTGGTGGCCACGGTCGAGCATTGCGCGAGGCGGTCGGTCTGGAGTAGGTCGGTCTTGGCTTTCACCGCGTCGAGCTTCGAGGCTTCGGAGGCAGCGAGTCTGCTGCTCACGGCTTGGTCCACTCGGGCCAACTCGACCGAAAGCTCGGAACGCACGGCTGCTGCCACCGTGGCCGCTGAAGGCGCAGTGACTCCGGCGATGGCGGCCTCAAGGAGGCTTTGGTCGGCAGGATCGCTCGGCAGCGCATCGGTCTTCGATTTGATCGCCGAAAGCTGGGTCGAGTTGCCGTCGATCTCCTGGCGAATCTCGATGGCTGTCGGGCCGCTGGCGCTGGTGAGCGTGCGGGTGGCGTGCGACCAGATGTCGCTTGGCGTGACTGATGCTGGGGCGTTGGTGAGCGTGTCAACCACGCCGCCGGTGATGGTGCGGCTGGCGGCTCCCCACACGGCATTTGCCACAGAGGCAGCGGTTGGGGCGCTGGTCGGCGCGTTGTAGTCTGTCGCGGCGAGGCGGCTGGAGATTGTGGCATCCAAGTTGATGAGCTTGCCGCCGGTGCGCTCAAGGTCGGCTCGAATCGCGGCGACGAGGGCGATCTGGTCAACATTGCTGTTGCCGATGGCCCCGACGATGGCGTTCAGAACGGCTTGTCCGTCGCCTTCGTTGAGAATGGAGGACTCGACGGCGGCGGCAATGGCCGAGCGTTCTGCGCTGGTGAGGCTGTAGCCTGTCTTGTCTGCGGCGGCCCAAACTGCCGAGGCGATGTCTGCGGCAGTCGGCGGAGTGCTTGGCGCGGTGTATGCCGAACCGGCCAGCCTGCTCGACACGGAGGCGTCGAGATTGGAAAGCTCGCTTGTCAGCTCCGTTCTCACCTGTGAGGCGATCTGGCTCGGCGTAGGCACGCTTGGCGCATTTGTAAGCGTTGTTACTGTTGCAAGCGTGCCGCTTGGCGCGAGCCTTGAGGAGACGGCAGTGTCGAGGTTGTCCAGAGCGCCAGCGCGGGCGGTGGTAAGGCCCTGCGCGGTGAGAGCGGATTGAACATTGGCGGTAGTAAGGACTGCTGTGCCAAAGCCTGCATCAACAGGGACTCCCAGCGCCACTGAACCTGCGGCTGGGACTGCGCATGTGCCGGTGAGGTTGCCGCCTCCGTAGACGACGCCTGATCGCACATTGGCGGCGATGGGGTTGCCGAATGAGCCGTTGTCTGCGCCATACATCGAAAAATATGAGTCGGTTGTGCCTGCGAGGGCGAAGCGTGTCTGGCCGAGAGTGGGGGCTGTGCCGAGGCGGAAGCGCGGGCTGTTTACGGCTTTCCAACCGCTCCAGTGGTCGAGGAAGTCGCCACTTAAGCGGACATCGGCTCCAGTGTTCGTGGCCGAAACGGCGTTGGCAAATGCGGAGGCGGTGAATGTGCCTTGCGTGACGATGACCGTGCCAGTCAAGGCGTTGTTGAGCGCGAAGGCGTTGGTGCCGCTGCCGCCTGTGAATGTGCAGCTCGCGCTGACATTGACCGTGCCGGTCGAGGCATTGGTGAATGCGGGGTTGCTGGACCCGGCGCCTGTGAATGTGCAGCTCGCGCTGACATTGACTGTGCCGTTAGCACCGGCGTTGGTAAAAGCGGAGGAGGTGTTGCTGCCGCCTGTGAATGTGCAGCTTGAACTCACATTGACCGTGCCGTTTGATGCATTGTTAAAGGCGGTCGCGCCGCCGCCGCCGCCTGAGAATGTGCAGCTTGAACTCACATTGACCGTGCCGGTCGAGGCGTTGTTAAAGGCGCTGCCGTTACCGCCTGCTGTGAATGTGGCATTGGCCAGCGTGCAGGTCGTGGTGCCTGCGTAGTTGCAGGCATGCGCGGAGGTAAGCGTTCCTCCCACGACGCGCAGGCCGTCGAGTGTTAGCGCGGTCGCGCCGGTGACGCTGAGGCAGGCGGTGGTGCCAGCGCGGAGGTCGGTGGTGATGGCGAAGGGCGAGGACATGGCAAACGATCCGCCTGCCGCTGCGCCTGCGGGCGTGTTGGCGGCTGTGGTGAGCGTGGCGAGAGCGCGGGCGTTGCCTGTGCCGGTGCCTGCGCCGGTGGCGAGGAATATCGTGCCTGCGGTATTGGACGCCGCGCCGATGCCGGTCCATGAGGTGGTGCCGACGAAGAGGACTTCATACCATTGACCGGAGACGAACGATCCGGCGTTGACGGTGGGGTTGTTGGCTCCGCCGATGTTGATGTCTTGGTTGATCGTGACATTAAATCCATTGGCGTAAACGGTGTCGCCGTTGCCGGGGAGGACGCCGCCGTTCCATGTGCTGGTCGCGGACCAGTTGCCGTTTGCGATAGCGCGTGCTGTGGCCATGGCTTAGAGTCCTTTCGCGACGATGAATTGTTGGAGCGCTGCTTGAATCGCGCCCACGGTGGCGAGGGTGGCTTCGTCAGCATGAGCGAGCGAGCCGAGGCGGATGGATTTCGCGTGGGCGGGCTGGGTCTCGACTTGTCCGTCCTCGATGCGGAGCGGGGTGAGATTCATCACTACCGATGCCTCTGGATGGCCTTCTCCGTCATAGCTTCCGGAGATGATGAGGTTCAGGGCGTAGCGGTCGTATTGCTTTGAGTCGATGTTGGATGGTGCGGATGCTTGCATGGTGGTGGTGGGTTTGAGGTTTAGGAAAATTGGAGAGATTCTTTGGAAGACCACGCGCCGGTGGCGGATTGCTCCGAGAGCACATCGCCTGCGGCGTCGGTGGTGATTCGGTAGATGGTCCAGGCGGTGGAGTCCTCGGCGGGGCCGGTGGCGGGGTAGTCGGCCCAGGCGAGGCGGCCCATGTAGAGGGTCGTGCCGTCGGTGGCGCTGAGTTGCAGGTAGTCGCTGGGGTCGCGGGGGCGGGCGAGGCGGAAGACTTCTCCGAGGTGGTTCTTCGAATACAAGCGCCGGTCGGAGAGGTTGAGGGCGAGGCTCCCTTCGGCCACTTGCGCGGCGGTGGGGACTCGGCCTGCTACCGTGCTGCGGAGGAGCTTAAGGACCGTGGGCATTGGAGAAGTTTTAAGTTTTAAGAATTAAGTTTTAAGCAGTGGCCCCGTGGCGGCGGCGCGGGCTGGAACCGCCCCGCCGCTGTGGGGGGAGGGAGCTATTAGAAGCTGCCGCCGTCGAGCTCGATGCCTTCGATGGTGCCGCCAGTGATGGCGACATTGTTGGCATTCTGCGTGGACATGGTGCCGAGTCCGGCTGCGGTGGTCTCCAAGCTGGAGACGCGGCCAGTCAAGGCTGTCGCGGCGGATTCGATGGCAGCAATGTCGGACTCCACCTCGTCGAGGCGGGCGTCGGCGGAGGCACCTTCGAGCGCGACCACTCGGCTATCGAGGGCGCTGATGGCCGAAGCACGGGTGCTGGCCTCGCTGTCGATATTCGACTGGAGCGTGGTGTCAGCCGCTTGGCGGGCCGATGTCTCGGTCGAGAGATTGCCTGCAACGGTGTTGATATTGCCCTGGAGGGTGGTGTCGGCTGCGGCGCGATCAAGAAGCTCTTGAGCGAGACCGGCAGCGATGACGCCTTCGGCGGCTTGGGCGCGGGAAACTTCTGCGGCAAGGGCGCTGGAAGCGCTGTTGGCGAGGCTGGTGATGGCTCCGTTGAGGTTGCTGTCGGCGGCCTCGAAGGCTTGCACAACCTCCGTCAACGAATCGAGCGAGCCCTGCGTTGTGTTCGAAAGAACATTGTCAATGCGAACGCCGAGGGCGGCTTCCGCTGCGGTCGCACGGGAGGTTTCCGAGCTGATGCTGGAGTTCAGCGTGGAGACTTCCGAGGCGAGGTCGGCGTTCGTGGCGAAGTGGCCTTCACCGGCGAGGACTTTGATTTGGTCGTCAAGACCGATCCAAAGTTTGTTGTCTACTTTTGAATAGGCCAACTCACCTACAGCAAGACTGGAGGGAGCGCCTGAGGCACCGGTTAAGCGGCGTTTGATGCGAAGGGTATTTGGCATGGTGTTTTGGGGGTGTTTGGGTTGTTCTGCGGGGTTCTCCTAAAACTCACCGCCGTCCGCGTCGGAGGCGATGGGGAGGTAGGAAAGGGTGTCGGGGTCCCAACGGTGGGGGATGTTGGAATCTTGGGGAAAATAGATGCGGGCTACGACGCCGGGGTTCGGAAAGTCTTCGAGGGTCGGGAAGGCTTGCACATCGTCGAAGTCGTCTGGAATCATCGCGCCGGAGATTTGGCCCGATGAGTCGAGCTGCGGGATAGCGATATTCTGCGCTGCTCCGGAAAAGGGATTGAAGAAAACCTGCGACATTAAGTGTAGGGCGGGAATTTGATCTCGACGCTGCGGATCTCCGCGTTGTCGGCGGTGGGAGGATTTGCTCCGAAATAGGTATTTACGATTCGGGCTACCGAGGTGCCGTTGAAAGTGAAATCGACATAGCTTGTGTTGTTCGTCGCGGGGGAGGTGAAACGAACATTTTCATACTTCGTATAAGCGGGAGTCGGAAAACCTGTGCTCACCCGCAGAGCCCCATCTGGTGTGGCTTGGACGGGTTGGACAATGCCAGCGGTGTTGCGGGCGGCGATCTGGACGGTGGGGTTACTCATGTCGTTAATTTAATTATCGGGAGGGGTGTCAATAGGGGGTTATTGGAAGCTGGCGGAGTAGCGGCGCACCTCGCCTTTGCGGAGCCAGGCGTCGTCCATGCGTTGTTGCAGGATGCCTTCGGCTCGGGCGAACTGGTAGGTGGCCTTGTCCATCTGGCCGTCCTCGGAAAGCGTCTCAGCGAGGGCGTAGAACTTGAGGTAGTCCGCCAAGAACGCGGGGATGCGATGGCGCAGCCAGAACTCCTCGGAGGTCGGGAGATTGCCGGTGGTGTCTTGCAGCGCCTCGTAGCAGTCGCCGGTGGTGTTGTAGTAAACGAGATCGCCCGCTGCGTAAGCGGTGGAGGAGTTAAAAGCGGTCGCTGTGAAGCGGGGCTGCGGCAGCGAGAACTCGACCCAGACTTGGCCGGAGATGTAGTCCGTATCGGTAATGAGGATGCGGTCTTCGGTGACGACGAAGGAGAGGGATTTCGTGACGCGGCCCTCGTCGGGCTTGATGTCATAAACCTTCAGCACATTGCCGATCACCTTCATGCCATTTTGCACCAGCAGCACATAGGGGATGAACTCCTCGGCTGGGGCATTCTCGCTGGTCTCGATGTAGGTCGCGGTGGCGCGGTCGTTCCACGCGACATCCACGGCGGTGTCGATATTCAGGAGATCGCCCGAGGCGGTCGTGGTGACGCGCTTGATGCGCCACACAGGGTCCGCAAATTGCGAGCCCTGCAAGGCCCGGCCGATGTAGGATGTCGTGCCGACATAATCGCTCTCGTAGGTATAAAGCCCCGGCGCGTAGCCATCGCCCACCGGCGTGCGGGCCTCGGTCAAATAAACCTCGGGCCAATCGAAAAATGTCCAAGCCGTCGCGGCAGCGGTGGTCAAATACTCCGCCAACGCCGTGGCCTGCGAGGCCATGAGCGGCTGCGCGGGGTCGATGCCCATGCGGGAGATCACGCCATCGCGGACGGTGCGGTAGGGAGTGGCTTTCATTGTGCGCCTCCTTGTTGCAACGCGGGCAGGGTGCCTTGGCGGCCGATTTGCGCGTTTTGCTGTTGTTGAAGCTGGAAGTTGAAACCCTTCATTCGCGCCTCGATCATGTTGCGGAAAATCTCGTCCTGCTGGATGCGCTGTTGCAGGGCGGGGTTCGCCTGGATGATGCCTTGGAGGACTTGGGCGCGGAGCTGGTGGTTTTGGCCTTCGGCGGGAAGTTCGGGTTCGGTGCCTGCGGCGATTTTCGTGAAGGCCAGTTGCTCTTCGTTGGCTTCCATGGCGGCGGCGGGGCCGGGGTCGCGGACGAGCATTTCGGCAAGAACGGGATCGACGGCGCTCATGATGAATTTGATAAGCCCGGCGCGGTCGATGACTCCAGCGGTATCCATCGGCACGATGGCTTTGGAGATGTAGTCGAGCTTTGCGCCGAGGGCTTCGGCGTCGAGGTTGCGGGCGTCCCAATCCACGATCAAATCGAACTTGCCTTGGATGCTCTCGCGGTCGGCTTGGAAGGGGAGGACTTGGCCACCGGAGACGCGGAGGATTTGGACGGGCAGCATGTATTGCTGCATGAGCTGGTAGGTCTGGGTAATGATGCCCTTAAAGTCGCGGAGCCAGCGGTCCACCGTGTGCTGCTGGACGAGGGCGGTGTAGTTCGGATCAACCCCCTCGCCTGCCATGCCAAAGTATTCATTCACATCGCGGCGGACGGCGCGTTCGATCTCGATGGTGCCTTGGTCGAAGGGCGGGGGTTGCATCCAGCCGATTTCGTTGGGGCGGCGCTCGGGGATTTGCACGGCGGGGCCGAGGATGATGTCGAGCTTGCCACGGTTGGCGGGCACGCGCATGGGCGGCAGGATGGCGATTCCGGCGCGGTCGGTGCGGTAGTCGCGCTGGGTTTTGATTTCCGCCTGCATGGTGCTGACGATCTCGGGGATGCCTCGGGCTTCGATGAGGCAGCGGGTGACGCGCTCGCGGGGGAGTTCGATGAAAGGATATTCGCCGTGCGAGTAGGGAGAGATTTCTTCTTTGGCGAAGATGTCCACATTCGGGTGCATGACCCGGCACATGATTTTTGTGGCTCCGGTCTTCTCGTCGGTTTCCTTGGAATAGACATGCCAGATTTCCACCAGGTCGCGGTGGTCTTGCCAGAGGATGGAGTCGCGGCGGTTGGTGTTCTGGTGGGCGTAGATCGGCCAAAGGCTGGTGCCTTTGTAGTTCTCGGCCTTCTCGTAAAATTCGTAGGGGTAGCCTTCGGTGACGGTTCGCTCTTCCAATTCCTCGCATGTCACCATTTCGCGGCGGGCGATCCAGGGGGCGCGTTGCAGGTCGTAGGTGGCGGTGGGAAAAATGATGTCGTTAAAAGGTTCGAGGGCGGTCCACTCGGGCTTGCTCTCGAAAATGTAGGGCTCGGTGTATTCGACGGTGCCGCCTTCGCGGAGCTTGCGGACATTGTCGGCGGTGCCGGTGCCGGGGGCGAATTGCTCAGCCATCTCGATGGCGATCTCTTCTTGGAGCGGATCGAGGATCGCGCCGATGAGCATGGCGAGCGGCGAGGCGGGGTCGCCCTGCTCTTGGGCCATGACGATGAGGTCTTCGAGGCTGACGGATTTTTCCTCGATGCGTGTCGTCGTTTTCCAGAACACGCCCATGATGGCGATGCCGTAGGTGGCGCGGATGTTGAGGGCGAGTTCGAGTTCGCGCCGGAGGTCGCTGGCGCAGTGGGTGAAGAGCATCCACTTCAGCACGGCCTCGGCGGCGGTGCGGGAGAGAGCGTCGGAGGATTCGACCGGCATCATTTGCAGGCGGGCGGCAAAGGTGGCGGTGAGACAAAGCTGGGCCTCGCGGTTGCAGACGAGATCGGCGAGGCGGATGCGGCTGTCGGCGGAGCCTTCCCAGGGGAAAACATTTTTGCCGTAGTTGCTGGCCCACTTGCGGCCATCGGAGGATTGACCGTCCCACAGGGCCATGCGGGTGTCGTAGTTCCGCGAGCGAAGGGTGGAGAACCAGCCGCCATCGGTGGCTGCTTCGGTGAGCTGGCCGATCCAATACTTTGTGTCCCGAGTTTCCTCGGCGGAGTCTTTAATCATGCGGTGCGGAGTCCGGGCATGAGGATGGCGAATTTCCCTGTGCCGCCGCATTTCACGACGCACTGCGGGAAGTTGCGTTTAAACCAGGCGATGAAATCGGAGTCGCGCCAGCAGCCGGGGACTTTCCAATTCCAGAAGTGATAAATTTGGGGATCAACGGAGAGGGTCAAAGCGCCCACGCCTTCGATGGAGCGGAGGTCTTGCTTGGCGTGGTCGGCGGCGATGGCGTGCTGGCGGGCGTCGGCCTGCACGGCGCGGGAGTTCCACTGCGAGAAGAGTTCGCTTTTCGCTCCTTCGGCGAGGTCGCTGGGAAGGTCGCTGAGGGCTTCTTTGAGGATTTCCATTTTCAAAAAGGGGAGCCCGGTTGCCGGTGGCCTGTCCCGAGACGAGGGGCCACCGGCAAGGGCTGGGGGGCGGAATTAGGTCGTTGCGGCAAATTTGCCGAGAACCTGCGGGTTGCTGACCGCTACGCCGAAGATGGCGTCGCAGAAGCCACGGCGTCCACCGCCACGGTCTTCAAGCTCTTCCATTCTTGGTTTGCGATTGAACCCGATGGACACGAGGTCCATGTCGAGCACATAGCCACGGGCTGCCGAGACGGCGGCTGCCGCGCCATGAGCGAGGTAGGTCGAAACGTGCAATGAGAGAACGCCAAAATCTCCCTCATACAGGTCGATAGTGTTCACGATCTTCTTGTCGGAAACATTGCTGTTGAAGGTGCGCACGGAGGACATGACATCCGTCGAGCCCGCTGTGGTGCGGATGAAGTTGGTGAACGCACGCTTGAGGCTGGTGCCGCAAACGAGGTCGTAGTTGCGACGAGCGCGACGGACCTTGAAGATGCTCTCCAAGACATCAATGACATTGCTCTCGGTGAGAGAAGCAGTGGCAGTGGTGTTGATCGACGCGGCAGGGGTGCGGAACGCGGCGGGAACGGCGGTGGCTAAATCGGCCTGCGCGGTGGCTTTGATCCATTCGCCGATGCCACGGGTTTTGTAGGGGGCTGCGCCGGATTGAACCTGGCTGTCGTTGTCGGAGCCCATGATGGCTTCGATGTCCACTTTGAGTTCGACGAGGGCTTTGGCGGCGGCTTTGTTGAAAGCCTGCTTTTTGCCAACTCCAGCCAAATCAGAGACTTGCTCCACGAGATCATCGACCTGGAAGCTGCGGCGGACTTTTTGGATGCGGCCCGAGAGGAGTTCGCGGTTCGCGTGCTGGTCGTCGAAGCTGGTGACATCATCGTTGGCGAGGACGCCAGCGGTTTGCGGGTCGTTGTAGCGGTCGGCGGGCCAGGAAAATAAAACATTCGTAGGCTCTTTTGATTTCTTGCAGAGGCTGAACAAAGGTGTGTCGCCGGGTTCGATGAGGACCATCGCGTCGGAAAGATCCTCGCGTTGGCCTTTGACTGTGGTGATGGGGGTAGCTGGCATAGGGTTAGTTTTGGGGGTTTGAGTTTTTGGGTTGGGTTAGTTGAAAAGTGAGGCGACGAAATTCTCGGCGGCATCACGGTTTCCTGACTTCTTCAACACTTCGAGCGGGTCGGCTTTGGTTTTGGTTTTGGGGGCGGCGGAGGGGCTGACAACCTTGGGAGCGACGGCGGGTTTCGCGGGAGCGGCGGGAGCTTTTGGCTTGGCCGCTGCGGATTTTTTGGCCATGGCCTCGGCTTGCTGGAAGCGTAACGATTGGCCGCGAATGGCGTCGCCGATGATGAGTTCGAGATTCGGGAGCTTGGCGATGCCGGGATACGCCTGGAGCGTGGTGAGCATCATCTTGCGGGCCGGGGAGTCGTCTTGGAAAAGCTCGGGATAAACTTGCCGGGCTTCTTGCTGGAAGGTCTCGCGCTGGGCGAGGTAGTTCCGGCGGGCGGGCTCGGCTTTGAGGATTTGGCGGGCGACTCGCAGGCGCTCTTGAAGCTCTTGCTTCGTGAACTTGCGGGTGCTGCCGTCTCCCATCGGCACTTCCACTTCGCCTTCCATGTCGGCCTTGGCAATGAGGTCGGGCACATTGTCGAGGACGGTGTTGGCGGCGGCGAGGCGGCTTTCGAGGATTTCGGCGGTGGTGACATCGGCGAGGGGGTCGCTGGCGTCTTGCACCACGATGGGCTGGGCTTTTGTGAGCGCATCCCGGGCGGCGGCGAGTTCGGCTTGGAGGGTGGTGGCTTGCTCCTCGGCGCTTTTGGCGCGGGCGGTGAGCTTGTCCACGCGCTTGGTGAGTTTCCTCACGGCGGCGGGCTCGGCCTCTACGGTCTCCTCGTCGGGGTCTTCGTCGTCGGTGGCGTCGTCGGTTTCCTCGGGCTCTTCGTCTGCTTCGTCTGCTTCGTCGGAGGGATCAGACGAATCGGACGAATCTTCGGGGGAATCTTCGGTCTCGGTTTCTTCGGTTGTATTGTCAGGGCTCTCATCCGCGATTGCTTCCTGGTCGGCCTCGGGGGCCGCCGGAGTAGTCTCATCTACGGTCGGGAGTGTGATGCCCAACTGGTCGATGACTTCGCCGATGCTGAATGCTGATTCTGTCTGGTCCATGGTTTGTGGTGCGTCCAAGTCGCGGTGTCAGAACTGAGGTTTTATGCGGCTCCGCACGGTTTCCACGGAGTTCGCGGCGAGCAGTTCAGCCCTCGCTTGCGAAAGGAAATGCCTGCGAAATACGGGGAGCGGAAGGGGGTGCTGGCGTAATGGGCGCTAACGGGAGCTAATGGGTGCTAACGGGGGCTAAAAAGATTGCAGAAAAGATTAACCACAGAGGACACAGAGGGCACGGAGAGGAGGGGGAAGAAGACAGGGACGGGTGCGCGCTCCCTTTTCAAACGCCGGGTTTCCAAGGTTGCGCCGCCTACCCCGCCATGCGGCGGATCGGTGACTCGGCAATATGCCTCCCGACCTCGATGCGCACCATACGGTGCCATCCGTGTTATGCGTCTGCCTGTCGAAATTTGTTTTGGAAAGCCTCGGAGCGGGTGCGCTCGATTTCTTCGCGGAGGGTGCGGAGGGCTTCCAACCCACCGGCGCTATGGGCGAGGAGGCCGGGGTTCTGCGCGGTCTGTGGCATACAGGTGATCTCGGCGGCGTCCTCGATGGCGTCGGTGATTTTGAGGAGCACGGCGCGGAACCAGATTTCCTCGGGCGGCACGCACCAGGCGGCGGATTGTTCCTCAGCAGTCATGCTCAAAAGGGAATGTCTGGAGACTCGGGGAGCGAGGCGGAATGCGGTTCGGCGGCGGATTCCTCGCGGGGCTTCTTCTGCTCGAAGTAGAGTTTGAAATACTTTTCTCCGCTGTCGCGGCTTTCGTTCACATACGCGCTGATCCAATACTCGCGGCCTTCGATGGTGCAGGAGCCTTTGTGCGTGGGGTGCGTTTCCTTTTCCTTTTTCTTGTTGCGGCTCAGGCTGCCGTGGTTGTCGGTGCGTTTGGTGCTCATGCGAGTTTTTCGAGGTCGGCGGCGCGATACCAGGCGCGACATCCGCGTTTGCAGATCGGGCGGAGAATGCCGGAGTCGATGAGTTTGGTGATTTGCTTTGCGGAAACGCCCAGACGGGCCATGACATCGCGGCGGCGGAGTAGTTTCATGCTTAGGGAGATTTTACGGGGGGAGGTCAAGGGAGGGGATTGACCACAGAGGACACAGAGGACACGGAGAAAATGTGATGTGTCTGGAGAATGGCTTGGAATGGGGCTGCGTGGGGGTTTGTGGTTCTGATGTGTTTTTAATAGCAGCCGCCTCCTCGGGTGCGGAGGGAATCCGGGTCCACATATTCGACATCTTTGGCGAGGACGATGTAGCGGAGAACATCAATCCAGTCTTTGGTTGCGCCGTGCTTTCCGTCTTTGCCAGTCCAAGTTTTGAGGGAGTAGATGAGATTTTGGCAACGCTCGCTGATGTAGAGTCTCGGGGAGTTATCGGACCCAAGGGGACGCTCCTCGTCGAAGGCGAGCCAATCGTTGATGATGCCGACGCCTTCAGTGATGGCTTTGCCGGAGGTGGCTTTGAAATGTAGGCCCATACGGTCTTCGCATTGCTCGATGAGCGTGCGCACGCCTTCTTCAGTCATGGTGGGGGTGTTGCCGTAGCGAGAATCCATCCAGCGTTCTTCGACTTTGGCGATGTCGTCGGCTTTCTCGGCAGCCTCGATGACGGCTTTGTATTCTTTGAATCCAAACCAGCAGCAGGCTTTTTGGGCGGGGCCAGGGCGGCCATCTTCGAGCTTGCCATCAGCCTCAGCCCACGGGCCGGGGTATCCGACACCTTCGATGTATTCCAGTTGGTTTGGCCATTCGCGGTAAATCCAACAACGGTTGTCTGGAGTAAATCGAATCCACAACATGGCCCACGCTTTCCCTTCGCCGGGATCGACGAAATGGAAGACGGTTCCCTCCTTGGGAACTTTGTCGTGAGGGACGACATGCACATTCTCGCGGAATTTCGGGAACATGGAGAGCCGCGCTTTGGTGGGGACGCCGTAGGCACGCATCAAGATTCGCTCGCGGTTGCTGCCGCGCAGTTCGGTCTCCATGGCCTCGGGGTTGCCGAAGGGGTTGTCGGCAGTGTGGAAATACACGACGCGGGCTTTCTCGCGGGTGCATTGCTGGACGCGGGGGACGGTCTCGACGCCGAGGAGGTGGCCGTCGCGGTAGCGGGGCAGGAGCGGGGCGGGGCATTCCTCTAAGGTTTTCGCGCCGTCGAGGTATTCTTTGACCGTCGTTGTGTAGCCTTCCACCGGCGTGAAGCCGATGCCGAGTTCACCGTCTCGCGTAAGTAGCCTAAAACGAAGGGCTTCCAACCAGTCAGGGGTCACTAGCTCGTCTGCCCAACAGAAATTTAGCTCAGCCCCTTCTATACTAGTGACATCCATCGAGTAGAACTTGAACCAGCATTGGGAGCCATTCGGCAGGACGAAGCTGTTTTCGGTGAAGCCGCCTTTCTGGGAGTAGGTGATGTTGGCGACGGCACCTTTTTTGAGTTTGCCGCTGGCGCTGGGTTTCCACTCTTTCGGCAAATACTCCCACAAGTAGGGCTGCTGGTTTTGAATGCTGGCGGCTTCGGTCGATTGGAGGCACCAGACTTTCGCGCCGGGCTTTTCGACGAGGTGCTGCATGGCGCGGCGGGCGAAGTAGCGGGACTTGCCGGAGCGGTTGCCGCCGAGGATGAGGAGCTCGGTGACGCCTTTGGGGAATTTCTCGCGGAGGTCGGCATAGGCGGAATCGGCTCGCTGCCAGGCGGGGTTCAGCCAGCCGTAGCGCCACGGGTCTTCGACCATGCGGGCGATCTGCTCCTCGCGCTCGCGGTGGATGGCCAGCAGTTGGGCCTCGGTGGCGGCGAGCTTTTGGCCTCGGTAGCGGACGACGAAGCTGCCATCGGCGCGGCGGCCTTCGACTTCGATGGGAGGAATGACGGGGTTGGGGGTTTGCGGGATCATGATTTAACCACGGAGGACACGGAGAGCACGGAGGAGGAGTTAGGGTTTGCGGGTGAGGTGCCAGCCGTTGCAGACGGGGCAATGGTAGATGCGCAGGAAATCGGGTTTATTCCGGCGGGTATCCCGGTAGAGCCGATAATGCCGCGCATAGGCGGCATCGGCTTTGCGGGCGTAGCGGGTCTTGGAGCCACACATGGCATGAGCGGCGGAGGGGCTCATGGCTTGGCGGGGAGGAGTTCGGATTCGCGGAGGCTTAACCAGGTGATGGCGCGTCCGGCGTCGCCGACATCTTCGGGGGTGACGCATTCGTCGGAGATGATGCCGTGGTCTTGCAGGAGATTCAGGGCGTGGGTGGGATCGAACCGGTGGGCGGTGAGGTAGTCGCGGAGTGAGTTCATGCGGAAACGGCGGCGGCGATGCGGGCGAGCCAGTGGGTGGCTTGCGGCTTGGGTTTGGGCTTGGGTTTTTGGGTTTTCTTGACTTTGGCTGGTCGCCAGGGGAACGGGCCGGGCCGCAGGGTCTCGGAGGTGTTGAACCGGTGGCCGTTCTCGCACAGGCGGCGGCGCACAAATTCCTCTCCTACCGGTCGGCAAGAAAGAACCCGCGTATCGGCTTGGCAGGTGGGGCAGGTCATATTGCCATAGCTTTCAAAATTTCGTCGCGCTGAATGAGGGCGCGGAAGGCGATTTCGTGAGCCTCTTTGATTTTCTTTTCGGCGGCTTGAGCCTCTTGACGCATGATGGCGCGGAGTCCCTTCACCACCGCAGAGAGTTCGGCCACTTGCTCCCGCGCCTCGTCGCGCTCCATGAGTAGCCGCGTCTGATCTTTGTGAAATTCCTCAGCTAGCTTCCGCGCCCTGTCGCGCTCTTGCGCATGTTTGACCGCAAGTTGCTTGTAAGCCTGTCGTCCGGCCCTCGCCTCGTCACGCTCGCGCTCCATGCGGCGGCACAATTCAGCGGGAACCGTTGCACACGAATAGAATCCAATGTGTCCGGAAACTTTGGCGTCCGTCTCTGGCGTAGCCCTCTCCGTGTCCTCTGTGTTCTCTGTGGTCAATTTCATGGATGGGGCTCGGGGGGATAGTCTTGGAAATGCCCGGCTTTAACGACGAGGCGGCGGGCGTTTTCCACCGCGTCGAAGAAGATTTCCTGCTCGGTGATGTCGCGGGAGTATTCGGGGGCGCGCACATAGGTGAGGATGTCGCGCAGGCTGGCGGCTAACTCGGTGGCGAGCTTGCAACAATGCGCGACGCCGGGGTGGTCCTGCCACTCGCGGCGGCAGGCGGGACAGGCGATCAAGGGGTCGATGGATTGGCTCATAAATCGAAGAAGCGGTCGATGGGTTGTTTGCCGAGGTGGAGGCGCTGGATTTCGGCTTCGATCTCGGCGAGGACGGCCCATTGCTCGCGGGTGTAGGTGCCGCGAAATGGGAAGTCGCATTTCAAAAACCTGCCGTTCTCGAAGGTGATGACGATGTTTCCGAGGCTGTGGTCGGAGTCGTCGGTGAGGCGGTAGGTGTGCTCGGTAAGCGTGCGGGTGGATTTGTGGTTGAGGGTCATGGTGTTATTTTGTGGTTATTTGACAATAGGGAAAGCTTCTGGACTTTTACCTTCTTGGATAAAGCGAAGATGCCGGATGGTATTTTTATCGCGGCGGTGGTTCCACGCTTTGATAATCAAAGCCATAATGTAACTTGAATCTAATTTAGATTTTGATAAGGCATTGCTCATTAAACGCTCTCTAAGCAAATAAACAGAATCACATTCGTTTAAGTCATGCCCTGTCACAAGGTCGCTAATAAATTGATCAGCAAATTCAGGATCTTTTTGCGTAAATAAATAATGGCAACCTATCAATATAGATTTAGCTACTAATCTTTTGGTTTGCCGAGCCTTTCTTACACTCAACCTAATACCGGGATATTTTATCAAAAGCTCCTCGACTTCGGTATTTGTATAACGAACAACTTTAGACATGCGCCCGGTCATGTATCGGTCAACAACAACAAGTGCAGCAGCAAGTGTTTTAGTGTCAGTCTCTCCACGAACCGAAAGAGTGTCACCAGCAGAACGGCGGCGGCCTACATCTTTTGTGTCGAATACATCGGCTTCGACCCCCTCAACAATCAATGTCTGAATTTCACAACCGCTTTCTATTACTGCCATTAGCCTATGTTGACCGTCAATTAAGCGCGTTCCGCTTATGCAGATGGTGTCACCGTTTAATTTCCAACGCCCACGCTTCATTTCACGCGCAAGTGTGGCAACATGCTTTTTATTGACTGTCCTGTTTATTGTATTAAGTTTAAGCAGTTGCTCTGCTTTAGATGGATTGATTATTTGTAGTTCTACTTTCATTTTATTGTTTTGGTTTTAGTTGTTTGTTCTAGGGAAATTACTTCTGCCTTTCGTTTTGGTTGTTGCTGTAGAGTTTTTCGGTGACATTTCGGAAAATGGTGTGCTGGCCGATGAAGTTCAGCTTGATCTCTGGGGTGGGGCCGTTTCTTTGCTTGGCCAAGATGAGCAGGGTGTTGTGATCCATGGGCTCTTCGTCGGCGTCGCGTTTTTTGTTTTTATCCAGGCGGTGAATGAGGAGCACGGTGTCGGCGTCTTGCTCGATGCTGCCGGATTCGCGGAGGTTCGAGAGCTTGGGCTTGGAGCCTTCGTCGGCGTCGCGGTTCAGCTGGGCCAAGGCGATGATGGGGATGTTTAACTCTTTGGCGGTGGTCTTGATGGCTTTGCTGATCTCGGAGACTTCAAGGGCGCGGCTCTCCCCTGCCCTCTTGGAGCTGCCGTGCATGAATTGCAGGTAATCGACGACGATGAGGCCGAGGCCGTGCTGGGTCTTGGCTCGGCGGGCGCGGGAGCGGAATTGGGCGACGGTGAGGCCGGGGGTGTCGTCGAGGTAGAGTTTGGCTTGGGCGACGCGGGCGGCGGCGGCTCCGACTCCGGCAAGCTGGCTGGTGCCGAAAAATCCGTGGCGGACATTTTGAAGATCGACCCCTGCCTCGGAACAGATAGCGCGGACCATGAGTTCCGTGCTGGGCATTTCGACGGAGAAGACGAGGGTGGGCACGGCGGATTGCATGGCGGCGTGGAGGGCGAATTGCATCCCGAGGGCGGATTTGCCGCAGGCGGGGCGGGCGGCGATGATGATCATTTGCCCGCCGAGGAATCCTCCGGTGGAGCGGTCGAGATCGTGGATGCCGGTGGAGAGGCCGACGGTCTGGCCTCGGTTGGCGTAGACTTTCTCGATGTGATCGACGGCGGCGAGGACGGCGGTTTTGCAGTGGGAGACGGGGTTTTCCCTGGTGGATTGCTCGCGGAGGCCGTAGAGGGCGACTTCGCAGCGTTCCATGGCGTCGTCGGTGGTGAGGGCGGGGTCGTTGGCGGCTTCGGCCATGGCGAGGGCGGCTTGGCGCATGGAGCGGCGTCGCCAGATGTCGAGGACTTCGGCGGCGTAGTAGCGCCAGTTCGCCGTGACGGCGAGGTCTTGGACGAGATCGGTGAGCCCCTGATGGCCGCCGCACTCTTCGAGCTGTCCGAGTTTTTCCAACTCGGTGGTGACGAGGATGAGATCGACGGGCCGGGCCTCTTGGCGCATGGCGGCGAGGCAGGAGAGGATGAGGCGGTGGGCGGGGTGCGTGAGCTGGTCGGGGCTCACGACCTCCAACACGGCATCGGCGTGGCGGCCATCGGCGATGGCGGCTCCGAGGACGGCTCGCTCGGCGAGGAGGTTTTCGGGTAGGGAGTTTTTCATCAGGCGGCGAGGGCGGCGAGCTTGGGTGAGGCGGCGGCGGTGGCGATTTTCAAATCCGCGCCGAAGCCGAGGAGGTGGAAGACTTTGACAAAGACGGTGGGGTTCGTCTCGTAGCCGATGAGGCGGTGCTGGATGGCGTCGGACTCGGTGAGGATGGGTTGGCCATTCTCGTCGTAAATAGTCTCGTAGAGAGGTTCTTCGACGGGGCGGGCGGTGTAGATGCCGACTTGCCAGCGGAGGAAATCATTCACGCAATCGGGGTAATGGCGGGTGACGATACGGGGGCCTTCGGTGGGTTCTTGGATGGTTTCTATGTAGTTTATCATGTTGTTTTTATTTGGTTTATGCTGCGGAAAGTTCGCGTTGTTTTTCGCGCACCCAGGCTTTCATGCTGTCGGGGAGAGCGGCCCAGGTGGTGAGGTTGCATTCGGGGTGTTCGGACTCGATAAGGTCGCGCCAGCCAGCGGGTTCGACGGGGGCGGAGGGCGCGGCGGTGGGGTTGTGGCCGGAGCGGGCGGCCCAATCGCGGGCGCGGGTGACTTCGGCGAGGAGGTTATTCAGAAGGGTGGATAAGTCCTTGCGGCGGAACTGCGCGGCGGGGCCTTCTTTTTGCCGGTAGGCCCATTCGAGGGTGCGCCACTCGTCTTCGGTGAGGGCCGCCGCGCTTTTTTTATTTTTTTCCCAAGCTCGGAGGGAGGAAGTGTCGAGCGGTGTCGAGTCTCGAAGGTTGAAGAGATTTCGGATTCGTGTCAGGAGAGGATCGGGCGTTGCCGGGGTGGAAGTCTCGGATTCGAGCAAAAGTGTTTCTCCTTCTCTTTCTCCTTCTCTTTCTCCTTCTCTTTCTCTTGTAGCTTCCAAGGAGCTACCAAGCCCCTTCGGGCATGGAGAGATTTCGGGATATTCTTTCAGAATCAAAAGGCAGACTTCTTCGGGGACATTCTCCATTTGCTTGCGGATGCTTTTTGCCATGTGAGAACGCACAAGCGACTGCCCGAAACCGAATTGCTTGCGAATATAGTTGCGGCACCAGACACCGCGCTCGGTGCGGACGAAGCCCCTCGGAAGCCCCTTGCAAGCTCCTTCGATGACATCGAAAGGTGCTTCGATGTCGCGGGAGAGCTTGCGAGGGGTGATCTCGACATAGCCGAGAAGGTTGACTTTGGTGAGAACCCAGAAAACGGCGAGCTTTTCGCTGTCGTGGAGTTCCATGAAATCGGGGTCGTCCCAGATTTCGCTTTCGATTTTTGCATTCATGTCAGTAGTTGCCGAAGCGGCGTTTTTTCTTTTTTGAGGGTGGGGTGTTTTTTTCGAGCCAGCGGTTGCAGGCGGCGTCGATGTCTTTGCCCCCTCCGGATGGGAATTTCCAACCGGCGCGGCTGTCGTCGCGGTCGTAGGTTTCTAAGAAATGCTGGCCGTTTTTTTTCATACAATGGTCGGGGGGGGTAGGCGGTCGATGAGGCGGCGGAGGCAGGCCGTGGTCATGAGGGCGTCTTCGAGGGCGTTGTGCGTGTCGCTGCTGCGCGAGAAGCCCATGGCGGCGGCGATGTGGTCGAGGCTGAGGCGGGGCAGGCCGTCCTTGCCCTCGGGGAGCGGGAGCCGCCCGGCCTCGTAGGCGAGCCACGCGGCGGCTTGCAGATCGACGCTCTTGTTCATGGGCCAGGTCATGCCGTGGCGGGCGAAGGCGGCGCGGAGGAAGTCGCGGTCGAAGGCGACATTGCACCCGGCAAGGAGGCTGAACCGGCGCTGGGCCAGCCAGAGGGCGAGGTCTTGGAGGACTTCGCGCTCGGGGCGTCCGTTTTTTTCGAGAAATTCGAGGGTGAAGCCGTTCTTGGCCAATGCCTCGGGCTCGGTGATCCAATCGGCGTGGGGGCGGATGAGGCCGACAAATGCCTCACCATCCGTGCTATCCACGGCGGCGACGCTCAAGAGGGCGTGGCGCTCGGGATCGAGGCCGCCGGTCTCGGTATCAATGACGACAAGACGGGCCTTCATGCGGACCTCCTTGCGCGGAAGGCTCGGAGAGCGGCCAGAAAGGCGGTGGCGGTGATGCGGGGGGATTGTTTTTCGAGAAATCGGCGGAATAAAGCCGCTGATTCCGAGGCGGTCGAATAGAGGGTAACGGGTTGTTTTTTCATAAAATCGAGGGAAAAGGTTCGACAACAAGGGGATCGTCGGTGCGACGCACACGGACGACGGCGTTTTTTTTGAAGCAATGCGAAAGGCGGAGCGGCACGCGCATCCGCACCCGCGAGAAGCCCCCCACCCCATCGGGAACGGAGAGCGTGAGGAACTGCTTGTTGATCTCATGCCCCAGCAGGCGGGCGGTGATATACTCCGGCACCGGCTGGGCGGGCGGCGTATCCTGAGCCGGAGACGGCTCCAGCGCGGCGTTTTTTTGTTTTTTAGTGCTCATGGTAGGGTGGATGAATCCGAAGCGTCCTGCGGGGCATCAGAGACCCCTTTGTCAAAAATTTTCTGTGAACCCAAACCAGTGCTATCCAATGGGGGGGCCTCAAAATTCTCGACCCCCTCCCCCCCCTGGTCGGCGTTATCTAGGTCATAACTTCCACTAATCACCGGAGTGGATAATTGACCTGTCTTGATGCTGAATGGCTTACAACTATCGACTTCTCGGATCGGGACAGCAGCGCATTCTTCAATATGCAATCCGCTTTCACTATCCGCATTTTGTGCGCCTTGAACCAAGGGGGAGGGCAGGCCGGGGGCAGAGGCAGCGGGCGGCATTTGGCTGGACTCGCTCGGCTGTAAACCGGTATCCACCACCTCGGCTTCGAGGACCGGCAAGGCAGCCAGCATTTCGGAGAGCTTGTCCTGGTTGACTTCTACCTTCTCGACTCGGCTTGTGGCCTCACCAGACAACAACTGCATCTTGTCCACCATCACGGCGGCGACGATGGCGGCATCTTTGGCGCTGTTGATCGAAGGCACTAGCTCGATAGCTCTCTCCACCGAGAGACGAGCCGCCCGGCGAACATCCCTCAGTAACTCCTTTTTCTCCTGCTCTATGGAAATTCCTTCACGCTCCCTCACGGCGGCGACCGTGTTCCGGCTCACCGAGAGCGCCCGGGCCGTAGCCGAAATGCTCTGTCCCTCGGCAGCCATGCGGACCACGGCCCGATAAACCTCGGGGCGGCGAGCCAGCAAGCGTTCCCCTGTGAACTCTCCCGTGGCTTCCAGCTTCTCAAACCCGATTTCGTCTTCAGAAAATAAAAAAGGCGCGGCGGAGAGGGCGGCTTCGGATTCCTGCAATGGCGTCGCGGCCTTTGTCGCGGCCTGCTCCATCATGGCCCGCTCCGTGGCGTTCAGCGTTCCACCGGCCTTCACCTTCTCCACGATGTTCCGCACATTCGCTTCGAGCACCTTGGCCGCGATCTCCGCGTTGAGGTTGGAAGGCTCAGGCACCTTGCACCTCCTGCATCCATTCCAGATGCCAATTCAGTAGCTCCTCATCATTCCAGATGGCGAACTGCTCGATGTTGTCGCTCGAACGAAGGTTGGCCGATCCCTCCACCACAAAAAAAGACGGCGCGGCAGAGACTAGGATCACCTTCGCATGAGTGCGGGCCACCACCACAGCATCCCCGAGTAGCCCCTTCACCTCCCGATAGGTTCCCGTCTTATCGACTTGGGAAAAATAATGGCTCACCAGCAAAAAAAGGCGGCGCACCTTGCCCGCGGCCAGCATCTCGGCCAGCTTCACAGCGTTCTCCCGGCTCATCCCCAGAGTCGAAATCCCCACCAAGTCGGCAACTCGATTCCCCAAAAGCAACGGAATGATTTCCGCCATCACGAAATCCCCACGCACCACCGCATGGGTGCATTCCCCCGGCTCCGGCAAATACTCGGCAAGCGCGGCAGCGTTCTCCGGCCTCACCAGTCGCTTAATCCCACGGCGGCTCCGCTTGTCGTCAGCCTTCGCGGCATGGAATTGCTTCATGTAGCGATTCGAGCGAAGAGGGAAGGCCACCTCGGCCCGCAACTCTCCCAAGCCCTCCAAGTCGATCTCCGTTGCCAATGGGGCATTCACCCCATCCGAAAAATCGGCACAAAAAAAAGGCGGCGCGTCCGGCGTCAATGGGGTGTTTCCCTCAGTGGTCACAAAAAAAAGGCGCGGCGGTTAAGAAAAAGAAGCAGCCAGCGGGGCAGACCCACGGCCACGACGCACCCCTGCGGCGGCATTCACCGTATGGCGATTCAGCCAATCCGAGGCCGCCGACTCAGGGATCAGCACCCTCTTCCCGATCCGCACCGCTCGGAGATCACCCTCCTCCACGCGATGGCTCAAAGTCACATGGCTGATGCCAAGCACCCGCCCAAGCTCGCGCAGCGAATAGTGCTTCTCGATCATCGGACCACCCTCCAAGTCAGCGCCGCCAAAAAAACCGCCGGGCTGATCGCCCACACAAAATCCCAGGCATAGCCCGCCAACCTCAAAAAATCCGCGTGGGTCATTTCTCGAGCCTCCAGTGGTTCGGGATTGCGCCGAAACGCAGGCTCCACTCCTGCCTCGCCTCGCCGGATGTGTAGGCCCAAAAATAATCGCCCACTTTGTGCCGGAGAGCATTCAAGCCCTCGACATACCAAAGAAACTTTCTCGGCGGCCTCATACCGGCACCTCCTGGCGTTTGGATTTTACCATGCGGAGGAGGAGTGAGCGAATCACCTGTCCGGGCTTGAGGCCCTGTTCATCGGCCATCCGGGCGATTTCCCGGTGGAGTTCTGCTGGCAATCGAATGCTGATCGTTTTCATTGCGGGTTAATTCATGTTACAAATTTACCGAACCAGCAACAAAAAAATTGCGAAAAATTTAATCGTGTTACATTGCAACCTGTGAAACAGGAAAAAACCAAACGCAATTTCTCGATCCGACTGCCCGAGGAGGTCATTGCATTGCTCGACGAAATCGCCGCGAATACCGGCCTCAACATCACCCGCAACAATGTCGTCGAGCAGGCTTGCGAATGGTTCGTCCGCACCTACCGAGCGAACGGCAACCGCTCCCTCACCGAGGCCGACATGCTCGACCTCGAAACCTACTTGAAGGAAAAATTATTTCCCAATCATGCGCCCTTATCTCGCGTTCACTTGAACGACAAGACAACACCCGCCGAGGCCCATGGGGACTCGATCCACGATCCATCCGACAAATCCGTTGGTGGGTTGAAAACAGCGAAAACCCCGATCCGCTACCAAGCCAAGCGGCGGAAATCATCGAGCTAAAAAAATGGACCCATCAGGAATCGCGGCAATGAACCTTTTGAATAGCGAATTTTGGGGAATCCCCTACGCCCTTTGCCTGCTTGCGATGGCCGCCGCTTGCTGGGTGGGCTGCTACCATATCGCCCGAGAGATTTTCAAAACCAAACCCACCAAAATTATTGCCTGTCTCGTTTTGCTTTCCATGTGTGCGGTTGTTGCGTTTGTGAATCCCGCAACCCCGCCACGCGTTAAAAACGCCATGGCCAAGCGGGAACTTACCGAACTTATTTGGGATTGGAAACGAGGAGACCGCGTTGCAATAGAAAAAAGGCTTTCTGATCCGAAAATTCAAAAATTCTACGAAGAATGAAGAACCTCATCCGACCCGCCTATTTCCTAGCTCTAGCGGCCATGCTGGCAAGTTGCACCAGCCCCAAGCCAGAGCCTATCACACGGCCCGCGCAAGCTGTCATTGCCCCCGTCGAGATCACCATTCACACCAGCCCCGCAGGCGGCATTGTGGATTGGAACGGCAATGTCCTCGGCGCGGCCCCCGTCACCATCAAAGTCACCCCGCAAAAGCCCTATCCGAACACCTATCCCCGCTGGCCCTACAACGGACGCATGAGCCAGAAATTCCGCGCCCGCTGGCCCGACGGCTCCATGAACTGGGAAATGTTCGGCAGCAACGAACCCATCCCGCAAAACATCGGAATCGTCAGCCCCGCGCTCCATTCCAGCGGGCATCTTGCTGCCCTCGATTATTTGAGAAACACATATGGCCCCGACCGAAAACTCACCCAAAAGCGCGTCGGCCCTTGAAGCCCTTGCCAAGTTCATCGACCAGCTCGACATTCCATTGACGACCGATGAAAAGCTGGCAACCGAAGACCGAGAATTTCCACCCGCTCTGGTGGACGGAAAAGAGCCAGCAAATCCTATCTAACCGACATGCAAAGCGGCAGGCGTCTTTGATAAGATATTCATTTTCAAATAAAGAACGCCGGTCTCTTAATCAATTGGTTCCGGGTTCGAGTCCCGGGGGGCGCACTTCCTGATTGTTGATCGGAGGGTTCATTTAGAGGGTTTTACACTGGTCGTTCTGTTAAATGTGGAAAATTGGTTTGGTTGTGGTTTAGTGAAAAGTGGCATGCGGAGTGGCCACTTTTATGAAAGAAAAATCACAACGGAAATGGGGGGAGGTTTCGGTCACTTGGGACGATTCCCGGCATGTTTGGTATTATCGCTGCCAGTATCGGGGCAGGCGGTATCTGCGGTCCACCGATGTCAGGACGAAATCGGACAAGCCGACAGCTTTGAAGGTGGCGAAGCGTTTGGCGGAGGCCATCAAGACGGGTGACACGAAGACCCAAGAGGAGGTGTCGAGGCGGCAGGGGTTCGCTACCGTGCAAGAGGTGGCGGAAAAATGGGAGGAGAAGGGGCCGAAGTCGGCGCGGGCAGTCGCGGGGAGGTTTGAGCGGTATGTGCGCGAGGAGTTTGAGACCGAGGCGGCGGGAGGTCGCCGGATCAATGAGGTTTTGAGGGCGGATCGGTTTCGGAAATGGGTGGAGAAACAAGTGGCGGCGGGGCGGGCGGCGGCGGGGATTCGTTCGGATGTGAATTCGATCAAGTCGATGTTTGCTCCAGGAGTGATGCACTATTACGAGGATTTGCATTTGCCCGATGTGGCGGGGTTTCGAGCGGTGGCGTTTTCGACTCGGCGGCGGGGCGGGGCGGAGGCTGGCAAGGCGGAGCCGTTTCGAGTGATCGACCCGAAGCAGCTTGTGGCCATGGAAGCGGCGGCGGAAATTTTGCGGACGAGCGAGAAAGAAGAGGATCGAAAAATTTGGGCGGTCTTTGCGTTGATGCGGTGGTGCGGTTTGAGGAACAACGAGACGATGGAGCTGCGCTGGGATTGGGTTCGCGAGGGGACGAAGGGGCCTGTGTTGGAGTTTGTGAAAAGAAAACTATCGGATGGCTCCTACTATGTTCCCAAGGGCCGCGACGGGGTGGTGCCGGTGCGGCGGGAATTGATGGAGCAGTTGCGCGGAGCATTTCCAGAGTCGGAAGATTTTGTGATTCCGCGCAAGCACCAGACGGATGCGGAGGATTTGTATCAGCGGACGATCAATGATTGGGCGAGGAAGTTTCTAGTGAACCGGCCTGGGCACAAGGTGAGCTATGCGCTGCGGGGACAATTTGGCGCGGAGATTGCGATGCGAAGCGGCTTGGAGGTGGCGAGCAGGATGCTGCGGCATGGATCGTTCCAGACCACATGGGCGCACTACCATGATTTGATTACGGAGCCCGACCCGTTGTGAGGATCACGGCCCGACAGGGGCGAGCATGTCGGATTGGGTGGCGGCGCGGGTGGCTTGGAGGGCGTCGTATTCCTGTTTGGCGCGGGTCTTGAGGTCGGGGCGAGACAAGAGGATGCGGTATTTCGCGGCGGTGGCGGCTTTCTCCAAAGCGCGGGTCATGGCGCGGGCTTTGGCGTCCCATGTGGCTTTGTCGTAGCGGGGATCGGAGAGGACGAACTTCTCCAGCGCGGCGATGCTGAGGGCTCCCATGTCCTTCTGCATTGCACTGATCTCTTCGGAGGTGAGGCGGACCTTGACGCCTTCGAGGGTGAACTCCGGCTTGACCTGGCTGGGGACGGCTCCGGTCTCGGCGGTGTATTTGTAGACCTGGCTCATCTCGGTGAGCGCGGGGCTGCCTTTGATGTAGCTCACCATCGAGGGGTTGAAGAGGACATTGAAGAGCGTGTTGCTGTCCTTGGCCCATCGCTCGACGGGTTGACCGGCGATGTCGTATTTCGGCGGGAGGGTTTGGCTTTGTCCGGGGAGTTGGGCTTTGAGTTCGTTGATAAACTGGCGAGCCGGGGAGCTGTCGCGGGTTTCGCGGGCGGCGTTGTCGGTGAGTTGCATCCATTGCCGGGCTGCGGTGGGGATGAAGGTGCCAGGCGCTTCGGCGGCGGTTTTAAGGAGAGCGCCGGGGATGTTGTCGTAGCCCACATCGCGGGCGAATTGATTAAGTCCAGTGAGGAGGGGCTGCTCGACGAGGGAGTTCATGGCTCCGGTGGCGGCTCCGCCTGCGTAGGCGAGCCAGTTGAGGCCGGTGGCGGCGAGGCTTTGCTTCTTGCCTGCGAGGATGTCTTGCTTGATGGCTTCTTGATTCTCTCGGGAGTAGGCCCCCATGGCGACGCCGATGGAGAGGGGCTGTGCCCAATCGTAGCCGATCACCATGTCGTCGCGCTGTTGTTTCTGCGGGGTCCAGAAGTTGCCGGTCATGAGGGCGCGTTTGAGCGCATCGACATTGAGTTTGTAGGCTCCCCATCCGGTGGCGCGGTTGAGGTTTCGCTTGTCTTCATCCTTGGCGTCTCCACCAGCGGAGATGATGCCGAGGTGGGCGAGCCAGTAGCCGGTGGCGACGAGGCCGGTGGTGCCGACGAGGGCGCGGGAGAAGGAATCGGTGAAGGCTTTCTGGTCGAACTCGCGGGAGCTGGAGAGCATCGGCGCGAGGCTTTGGTAGGCGGTGTTGATGAATCCAAGCGGGGAAAATTCCACGGCGCGGGTGAGGATCGAGCCGGGGACTTGGGTGAATTTCATCAGGAGGGAGCCAATGCCCCAGCGTTGATTGAAATTGAAACCGCGGCGGAACATGCTGAGCGTGCGGCTGGCGACATTGGGGTCTTGGTATATTGCGCGGCCAGCATCCATGCGGGCGGCTGTCACCATGTCGGTATCGGGCGCGAGCATGGGCGTGCCATTTGCGGCGGCAGCTTTCATGCGGGTGTCGAGGCTGGCGCGGAAGGCGGATTCGTAGAATCCCCGGTCGGAGATGGAGAGGACGAGGCCGAGTGTGGATTCCAGTTGGCGCAGGACGGGGGCGGTGAAGGTGGGGCCGCTGAGGGCGGAGATGTCAGAGGCGTTGTATTTGCCCGAGGATTGGAGACGACCGAGGCGGATGAGGG